AAGTTCTAAACTAGGAATCCCCTTCCTTGAGAGGCGGTCTTTATAGACCGTCTTTTTTTTCTTTAAAAAACTTTACTTCCGTCTCGGATTAAGGTATAATATAACATAGATTAGAAATAAGGATGAATTATGGCACATTACGACTGCAGCAATTGTGGACATACGCTCGGGGTTTCCTTCGGCATATGTGAACGATGTACACCGAAGGAATACTTCAAACTCCAAAACGATATTACCAAATTGAAAGAGGAAGCCAATGATAGGTGGGACACAGGTCGCGCTGTGTTTATTGAAGAGTATTTGGAAGAGCACGGTGTTAGTATTATCAGAAACAAACTAGAAGAGATGAGAAATGACAAGAGATTATGATATAACGAATGAAGCTGGTGTTGACATCGTTCACGCTAAGTTCTGGGATGACTGTGAAGGTGTATTAGGTACTTACATGGATGAGTCTAATTACGATATGCTCGTAAATACGGACACTGACTTCTACTCACCCAATTCAGACGTTAACGGTTCTGATCCTGAGGACGTTGTTATCTTCAAATATCGTAAGAACGTCTTCTCCGCTGAGGAGCAGTCAGGCGCTTATGATGGTTTACTAGGTGCTGCTCAGCCTACACAAAACCGTGGATTAGCCGCTGGACCTCGTAGCGGTCGCCTTGGTGGGCGTGATTGGTTTACTAACGAACAGTCCGATATCATGGATCACTATATCAACGGAACTGAATCAACACTATTCGATACTGCTGATGGAGACCCAGTAGCGATTATCCGTGAGAAGTATGCTCAAGGTATGAAGTCCGACGGTGCCAGAGGTATGGTGTGGTTGAGGACTAAGATATATGACTCGGGTTATAACTACGACACGTTCTTCGACGACATAATGGAAGAATGGAAAGGCTTATCTGCGGACGATGCTAGGGAGAGCGCCAAGCTAATCCGAGCTACATTCATATCAGATACCTCATACGCTAACGCAGTACTTTCAGGTATTGCTGGATTCTTTGACCGATATCCGAGAATCCCTTTCGGACGCGCAACCTCATACACGGAGAACAACTATGATGATTATGTTAAGTGCTACCCTTTTATGGAGAGACTCTCAACTGAGTTTAAGAAGCATATGCCTCGACGTTTTGCTAGGCAGACCCTCGAAGCAGATAAGCTAGATGACCGTTTCCGTGTAGGTGGTAAGCTAACCCCATTCACTACAATCACTGTTAACAAGAACTTCAGAACAGCCTGTCATAGAGACGCTGGTGATTTGTCTGAGGGATTCTCCAACCTAACAGTTATTGCTAAGGATAAGGAATGGGCTGGTGGTTTCTTAGTTCTCCCTGAGTTTAGGGTTGCTATTGATATCCGTCCTGGAGACTTGCTCCTAATCAACAATCACGTAGGTATCCACGGTAACACGGAGATCATACCTCCTGATGGTAAGACTATCGGTGAGATGGAACGTATCTCGGTGGTTTGTTATTTCCGTGAGAAGATGCTACTACTAGGAAGCAAGGAATATGAAGATACTCGTAGAGAGTATGTTGATTCTCGTAGACTTAACAAGGAACATCCTATGTGGAGAAACCTTTGGAATGGTATCTCTAGCGGTATGTGGGATGAAGAGGAATGGTATACGTTCTTAAGTGGTAAGCTTGGGGTTGATACCGTTAACGAATATCACCCGACCGCGTACGAATCAGCTGAAACTTCTCTCGACGACTTCTTCTGATGTGCGGTGTAATAGGTATTTCCTTAACCTCAGTGACTCCCTCTGACCTTGAATTGGTTAAGAGGGTGTTTGTAGAATCAATGATAAGGGGTAAGCACGCAACGGGTGTATCCTTCGTGAAGAACCGAGGCATCGTTACTATTAAAAATGGTGTGTCGGTCACAGAGTTCTTGAAGACCTTAGACTTAAACGATTGTATTAACGAGGACGGTGGGTTGTATATGATAGGTCATATCCGATATTCTACCTCTGACATTAGATACAATCAGCCGTTCTCCAATGGTAATATATCCATTGTACATAACGGTGTTATCTCTCAGGAAGACCCAGCTGAGTGGCCTTACAAGTGCGAAACCTCTAACGACAGTGAGATGATACTTAAGTGTATTGAAGACGGTGATCATCCCCTACAGACATTCCATGATAAGTCGTTGGCTGTCTGTAAGATCAACTCGGGTAAGGTACTGAACTGCTATAGGAACCACGAAAGACCTTTGTGGTATACTGAGTTAGATAACGGTGTCATCTTCACCTCTACTAAGAATATAGCGGTAAGGGCTGGACTAAGTAACCCAGTGAAGTGCGAAATGTTTGTAAGTTATAATTATGACGGTATGTGGTTTAACGATACAATGAATAGTAATGGTGTAGAGGATTTACAATGAGTTATGATAAGAAAGATTGGACTTGGGGATACGAGATCGAATGGGGTGATGTTGATAGAACATTAACCCTTCCTGAATCGCTGGGTAAGTGGGAGTTCGCTGAGACTGACATTGTTAACCTCCACGCCCCTTACCAGTATGTGGCTTGTGATCCGCAGGGTACTGAACCTCCAATGGGAGGAGAGATTAACGTAGCACCGACCGATACTAAGGAAGAGCAGGTTGACCGTATTATGGAGATCCACGATACCTTTGTGGCTCATGGCAACTCTCCTTCTGCCTCTTGTATCAACCACGGGCACTTACACGTATTCGTCCCTGGAATTAAAGGAGACGTGGATGCTCTTAAACGCCTAGTATCATACATCAAAGATAACCAAGAGAGCACTGTAGAAGAGCTTTACGGGTTCTATGATCACAATGAGATGAAAGGTAATAAGGGTGCTAAGATGTATCTCAAATATGATGGGGGTCGTCTCATGCCTAATTATATGTGTGATAACATTATGAATCTAGCCACGGACTTCGACCACTTCATTAAGCTACACGCTGCTGGAAAGGACGGGGTTTCTATGGGACGCCCATTCAGGTACGCCATTAACACCTATTGTATGAAGCACACTGGAACTATCGAGTTTAGATGTTTCCGCTCCTCTACGAAACGTGAAGAGATTGCTGATCAGTTTAGGTTCGCTGAGTTGTTTATTGACGCAGCCTTGAACGGTGGCCCTAGTGTAGACGAGATCTTCAGAGATAACGACTTCAACTTCCCTCCATTCGTATGGGACTTAGGTGAGTACGCTGGTTGGTTAAAGACTAAGTACGACAAATCCCGTGGTGAGAAGGTGAGGGAATATCTTGAAGTTAGTTAAGACATCCAAGGAGCAATTCATAGCAGCGATTACCGAAGATAAGGGTGATCGTTTCGCTAAGACATTCGTCGCTAAAGCTAACATGCAAGACCAGTGGGATATGTGTGTAGGTTTATGGGAAGACGATGAATTGCTCGGAGCCATTATCACTACGATCTCTAAGAGGTCACCCAAGGTAGCTAACCTCCAACTGCTTCATACTTTTGTGAAGCATAGGGGAAAGGGTGTGGGGAAGATCCTCTGTAATGATACGCTTCTGTCAGTTAAAGATAGAGGTGCTGTGTATCTCCGAGTATCATCCGAACCTGATTCCGTTGGGTTCTACAACAAGATAGGGTTCAAGTTCTTAGGTCGTCAGAAGAGCGGCTGTGAGCTATCTATCTTCAGGATAGCTGGTGATACATTCGCGGAAGGTGATTACTCAATAGATGATTCCGTTGTCTATAACGCTGTCCATAAGAAGGGTAAAGGTGGTTGTGTAACCGTCTTCGTTGAGCCTAGTGATCTACTGTTTACTTTTGCTGATTAATAAGGTATAATAGGTGTATTGTTTTTATGTTGGAGAATACGTTGGATTTTAGACTTAAGGAAAACCGTAAAGAGGCGTTCATCAACTGGTTCGGTTGGTCGTTAGGTATTGAGGATTGTGACTCCGCTCTCTTCATGACTAACTACCTGTTCGATCGGTTCGAGTTCAATAAGGAACAGCGTCTGTGGTTGATCTGGTTATACGGGACAACCTATTACCTACCAACGACCTATGTCATCTGGAATGAGTTCCCTGATATGGAGTTGGTAGGACAAGACCGCTTGACTAATTGGAACAATGAGAACTACGCTCGTCTCCGATACCAGACCGATACTAAGTGGAACAAAGGTCACTTACCATCTCAGTTCGCATCCTACAAAGAGTGGGTAGGTGATAGGACTCAACAGGAAGCTTTCGCTGAACACCTAACTGACGACCCAGTACAGAACTTCCACAATATATGGAAGGTCGTTAATAGCTGGCATAAGTTCGGACGCTATACTTCGTGGTTCTATATACAGACATTACATCAATGTACTGATATGAATATTGAGGTTGATAGCCTCTGGTTACACGATTACTCTGGTTCTAGGTCACATAGAAACGGACTGTGTTACGCGGTGGGTAAGGAAGAATGGGTTAACGAGAAGCTAGATAAGGTACAACTTCAATACTTGGACGCTGAGGCTGCTGAGATGTTGAGGGAGGTTAAATCTAGATTCCCTGATACGGCTAAACAGGCAGACTATTTTGCTATGGAAACCGCACTGTGTTCCTTTAAGAAATTGTTCCGTACACGTGAAGGTAGGTATCTTGGATACTATATTGACCGACAAGCGGAAGAGATTAAGAAGGTTGAAGTGGACGGTTGGGAAGGTATTGACTGGGGTCCAATGTGGCAAGCTAGGGAAGAAACCTTAGACGAATCATATTTGACCGATACTATTAACAAAGAGAAAATGGCGATCTTTATGGATTCAGGTGTCATTGATTACAAACAAACACCCATTGGGTTAGAGGCATTCATATGAAATTAGTATATCTTATTGGACTTCCAGGTTGTGGTAAGTCTACTGTTATGAAAGAGTTTATGAGCCGTCGGGAAGGGTGGAAGCACGATAAGCCAATTGATCTATTGGACACCCACTTATCTGGAAACGTCCGTGTCTTAGGTAAATACGAAGAGGGTGAAACCTTCTCAGGTACTGATCGGTTGTCTATGGCGGTAGCTCCTAAAGCGATTGAGTGGTTATCAACTAACCCCGTTGAGTTCGTTATAGGTGAGGGTGACCGCTTAAACAATAAGGCATTCTTTGAGATGGCTAAGACGTTTGGTGAGCTCCACATAATCCAATTGATTGTATCCGATGGAGAAAGGGAACGCAGGTATGTACAGCGAGGTAGTGATCAGAGCAATAAGTTCATCCAAACGGTCATGACCAAGTGTAGTAACATCATAGACCACTTCGGAGACCAGCAGACCTTGTTCGGGTTCGAAGAAGGAAACGTGGTATCGATCCAACACGAAACTGAATCGGATACCCAAGCCGTGGTGGATTACATTTACGATACTATAAAGATCTAACTATATTCCAAAACGATATAACAAATGTGTATACTTCCTCTCATATATGCGGTATAATAGTGTATAAGTTAATGAGTAAGGAAGTTATTATGAATAAAGAAATTGAAAAGTACCTAACTGATATTGTAACTAGTTACGCTGAGTTCGCTGGTCGTCGGAATAGCTCTGACCCATCGGACCGTATCGAAACGTTCAAGAATGCTTTAAGCTTCTCTTTCGGTACCAAGTATATCAAGGTTATGAGTAAGACTTCGGTTCACTCCTTTATCGTTAACACTGATAACGATGCGAAGTTCAAAAAAGGCGACATCCTAATGGCTGCGTCTTGGGCTGCTCCAGCTCGTAACTTCGCTCGTGGTAATGTGTTTAACGCTACTAATGCTTCGGTCAGTTGGACTGGAGCTTCTTAATTGAGAGGTTTTTTGTTATGATGTACCCAAGTAATTTGTTGTTGATAAAGTCGATGACATATAAGTTTATGAATAAACATAGAGAACTACGTATCTTCACAATGTCATATTTGGGGGAGTTGGTTACAATAGGTAAATTAGGTGGCGAGGTGCGATCGGCTAGAGGTTGGGATAGTTCTAGGCAAGACCCTAATGGGGCATCTGAATGTAATAGAATATACACAGAAACCAAACACACATCTTATGTGGATCGTGGTATGGCTACTTTCAGATCTTTACAGAGTAAGCGTGGTTTATGTGACGAATTCAGTTTCGTCTATTTTAGTGAAGAACGTACTAGGATTAGTGTTGTACCAGCTGATGTCTTATTCGCTACAATAGGTGATTCTGACTCATTCAGTATAGACGCTGAGTTGCTTAGTGATGGTACAATGCAGCATAAAAATACCTTAATATATTTAAAATATGAGCTTGATTATATAGACGAGAAGTTCTCTGATATTGCTGGTAAATCCACCAGCGATCTACTGGAAATGATACCTCATGATTTGATAGACTTATCCGACACTTTAAATAGAGGGATGGTTGGGGTGTTTGCTGAGTTCTACGCACTAAGTATATTAGGCGGAAATATAGACGGTGGGGTCGGTTGGGATATAACGACTGGTAATAGTAAGCACTGTGTTGCTGGTAAATTAGTAGAAGTTAAGGCAGCTTTCGGGACGGTGGGTAGTAATACTCTGAGGGTTAGATATCTTCTTAGCAAATTGGGGTTAGCTGATTTCTTTTTGTTTGTGAATATGGAGCATTACCCCTTATATATCGAATCTTCATTAATACCTGTCTCTAAGGTGGTGGAACTGGATTTGATCGACGCGGATGATAGTTACGTGTGGAGAAATATAGAGCCGAAAAACCCCAAAAATGGAAGGATTGATCAATGCACTAGGGTCTATATAGAACATCTTATAGAGGATTGTAAGGAAAATACTTTAGATATTTAGCAAATAAAGCTTTACTTTTGGTTTCAAATGCGGTATAATTAGGTATAGTTTGTTGAGAAGGAATATATATTATGAATTTAAGATCCCAAGAATACCTCGCGAAATTACTAGCTAAGGAAAACGTTACTGTTCAACACGGTAACTATTCCACCGCTTCGTTTGAACCAGAAGCTCGTATTCTTCGCCTCCCTCTATGGGTTGATAAGGGTAAAGACGTTTATGACTTGTTAGTTGGTCATGAAGTAGGTCACGCCCTTTATACTCCTGCTGCTGGTTGGCATGACGTGGTACGGAACTCTCCTGTACCACCTGCTTTCTTCAATATCGTTGAAGATATCCGTATTGAACGTAAGATCCAAGAAACTTATCGTGGTATCGTTAAGCCTTTTAAGGCTGGATATAAGCGTCTGTTTGATGACAACTTCTTCGGTACTAACGATCGCACTCCTACCTCCTTTATGGACCGTTTAAACGTTCAGTCTAAAGGTCGTGGATACTTCCCTATTACTTTCTCTGCTGAAGAGCAACCTTATGTTGATATGGCTATGGCTGTTCAAACTTGGGATGATGTTGTAGATGTTTGTGAGAAGATCTTCGCTTTCCTAAGTGAGACCGCTCCTAAGCCTAAACAGGATGATGATGAAGAGGAAGAAAACTCTGTTTCTATAACTGATGATTCTACTGAGTCTGGTGAAACCGTTGAAGACGATTCTACTGATGAAGGTGAAGAGGAATCTGAAGGCGAAAGTGAAGATGAGTCTGGCGGTGAAGCTGAAGATGAGCCTGAAAGTGAAGCTGAAACGGCTGCTGAAGGTCAGGGAGGTTCTGAGGCTTCTCTTGAATCATTCACTGATGAAACTTTCCGTGAAAATGAAAGTTCTTTGTCTATGGGTGGTAACGGTATTGCTCCTCGTTTCTCGTCTGGTATCTCTAAGGCTAGACAGGCTGATATGATCGTTTCTTATAAGGAACTGAAAGAGGAACGTGAAGCACTAGCTGCTAAGTATGAAAATACTTATGTTAATATGCCTCTTCTTCATGACTACTATGAGAAGTCTATTAAGCCTGCTCTAGAGTCTGCTAAAAGTCAACTCGCTCGTGAGTTTGAACGTAAAAAAGCCGCTTATGAATATACCCGTTCTACCGTAGCTAAGACTGGTGCGTTGAATATGAACCGTCTTCACCAGTACAAATACTCTGAGGATATCTTCCTTAGTGTTAACCGTCTGGCTGAAGCTAAGTCCCACGGGATTGTGATGTTCATTGATATGTCTGGTTCTATGACTATGATCTTAGAAGACGTTATTAAGCAAGCTATTACTGTTGGTATGTTCTGTAAGGCTGTTAATATTCCGTTTGAAGCTTACACCTTTACTACCTCTCGTAATGCTCGTGCGTATAATGGTCGTGATAACGATGGAACTAACGAGATATTTGCTTCTTACGACCCTAGTTTGGTTCAGGTACTTACTACTGATCTAAACACTAAAGGTTTCGCTGAAGCTTGTAAGTTGTTATGGGGCGCTTCGCAACTTCATACCTCTCACTCTTTCCGTTCTGGTCGTATTTACTCTTACAGTATGTCTCATAGTGCTACCAAGTTTGATGGTATGGGTTCTACGCCTCTAGTTCAAACCGTTATTGTTGCTGAAGGTATTATCAAGAAGTTCCAAAATAAGTACGGGATCCAAAAGACCAACGTTATGATGTTGACTGATGGATTCGCTGATAACCTCCACACTAAGAATGACACTAAGATTGATGGCGGTGCTGTTACCCGTTACGTTCGTGCTATTAGTATGGGTGGCAAGGTTATCACTGCGAATAGCTCTATGGAGTTGTATGAGAAAGCTCTTGGTCGTCTTAAGGAATTGACTGGTGCTAAGATGATCGGTTTCTTCCTAACTCAAACCAATAGAGACTTCTACTCTGGCTGCAGCGGTATCTCTGATGAAGTTACCCGAAAGGCTATGGCTGTTTGGAAGAAAGAGAACGTTTCTAACTTGAACCGTGTTAAAGGTTATGATGAGTATTTCATCGTTAAGCTTAACAATAAGACTGATACTGAGTTCTCTGTAGATGATGGTGCTGCTATCAAGGATATCAAACGTGAGTTCCTAAAGTTTAACCGCTCTAAGAAAGTATCCCGTCAACTAGTGAACAAGATAGCGGCTGCTGTAGCCGCTTAATTTAATTTGAAATGATTTGAAAAAAAGCTTTACTTATGTGTTGGGATGCGGTATAATAGTTGTATATTGAATGAAGGAAGGACTATATTATGAATTATGAAAATCTAACTACGCAGTTCCCTGATCAAACTGAGTTTTCACCGAAGGAGCTAATCGCTGCTGGTATGGATAACTCTGAAGTTAATGATCTAATTAAGAACTCCCCTAAAGTGCGTCGTGGTGTTTACGACCTGTCTATGGCTCTTGGTACTACTGCTAAGAAAACCACCTCTGTAACTCCTATTACTGCTATTAAGCATGCTGGTGTAAGCTCCGTTTCTAACGGTGATGTGTATATCCCTAAAGTTGATAAGACCTTTGTTGCTTGGGGTAACTTCGCTGACATAACTAAAATCATTAAGTCAGGTATGTTCTACCCAACTTATGTTTCTGGTCTGTCTGGTAACGGAAAAACCTTTATGGTTGAACAGGCTTGTGCTCGCGCTCGTCGTCAATACGTTCGTGTTCAAATCTCTCCTGAAACTGATGAAGATGATTTGATCGGTGGTTTCCGTCTAATTGATGGTGAAACAGTATTCCAGAAAGGTCCAGTTATTAAGGCTATGGAAGCTGGAGCTATCCTAATGATCGATGAGATCGACCGTGGAACTAACAAGATTATGTGTCTCCAAGGTATCTTGGAAGGTAATCCTGTAATGATTAAGAAGACTGGTGAGGTTATTGTACCTGCTGAAGGCTTCAACGTTATTGCTACTGCTAACACTAAGGGTAAAGGATCTGAAGATGGTCGGTTCTCTGCCGCTACTATCATCGATGAAGCCTTCTTGGAACGCTTCGTAGTTAACATTGATCAAACCTTCCCTAGTATAGCCTCTGAGAAAAAGATCGTTATGGCTCACATGGTTAAGTTTGAAGCGGTTGATGCTGAGTTCTGTGACCTTCTTGTAGCTTGGGCTGACGTTATTCGTAAGACGTTCTATGATGATGGTATTGATGACGTAATCTCTACTCGTCGTCTATGTCACATCGTCCAGACTTTCTCTGTATTTGGGAAGCGTGAAAAAGCCGTTGCCCTTTGTGTTAACCGCTTTGATGATGATATCAAAGAGGCGTTTAAAGACCTTTACGATAAGGTTGATCCAAGTATCGCCACTAACGCTGTTGAAGACGAGGGTGAAAACCTTGCTTTTTAATTGACTTTGGGGTGTAAATAAGGTATAATATGAAGTATAAGTTTAATGAAGATGTATTACTGGAAGAGATTAAAGCTTACATCGATGCTACGTATGATCAGCACTACGCGGCTGGTAGTATTCAATCGATGGAGTTTATCTCCTCTTCTGGTAAAGGTGTTGGGTTTACTTTAGGTAACATTATAAAGTACGCTGACAGGTATGGTAAGAAAGCTGGGAGCAATCGTAAGGATATTATTAAGATAATCCATTATGGTATCCTCGCGTTAAATGAACATGATCTAGGAGAAGTAAATGAAGTTAAGTAAAGAAACACGGGAAGTATTGAATAACTTCTCTATGATTAACCCTAACTTGGTTATCGATGCGGGTACTACCATTCGGTCAGTAACCACTAGTAAGACCTTGTTAGCAAGCGCGGAAGTGGCTGATCCATTCCCGTATAAGTTTGGTATCTACGACCTGCCCCAGTTCCTGAATGCTGTTGATATGTTCGACGACCCAGAGCTAGTGTTTGATGATGGCCAGAAGTTCGTTGAAGTTAAGTCGGAAGGACAATCCCTTCGATACTACTTCACAGCCCCTAGTATGTTAGTGAGTTCTGATAAGACCCCTAATATGCCTGACTGTGAGATTAACTTTACCTTAACCAATAAACAGCTCGCTTCCATTAAGAAAGCGTCTAGTACCTTGGGTGCTAACGACTTCATCTTAAAGAACGAAGACGGTGTTGTAACTGGTACTGTAGCTGATATCAAGAATCCAACCTCTAACCGATTCGTTATTGGTTTAGGTGACTTGTCCGTATCAACGGATGAACCCTTTGAATTGGTGTTCGATATTCCCACGTTAAAGTTCGTTGACTCTGATGTATACCAGTTCAGCGTATCTTCTAAATTGATCTCCTCGATCAAAACCCCGACCATTCAATACTGGATGGCTCTTAAAAAATCAAGTAAGTATGGAGTATAATATGAGTGAAGAAGTACAAAGCCCACAATTAGCATTAGGCGATATTGAAGGTTGTATTAAGATTATCGACATCGTGACTAAACGAGGTGCCTTTGAAGGTTCTGAGTTAGCTGATGTGGGTGCGGTTCGTAACCGTCTGGCCAATTTCTTACAGGCTACTGTAGCGTCTAACGCTGCTCCTGAAGAAACTGAGCCTACTGACGCGCCAGAGTAACCTAAAATGGGGTTGGAAACAGCCCCTTTATTTTGAATAAAAGCTTGACTATTATGCCAATATAGGTTATAATAGGTTCTACTATTAATTATGGAAGTAATGTATTATGAATCCTACCGAGAAAAAAGACGTATTTAACGCTATTAAAGAATGTTCCAATTCAATGGACCGTATGACTGGTGAACGTGAATACATTAAAGAGACTATAATCGCACTTAACGAGAAGTATGATCTAGAGAAGAAAACCTTAAGTAAGGTTATTAAGATCTACAACAAGCAGAACCTCGCTGAAGTTCGTACTGCTCAAACTGACCTTGAAGATCTCTACGAAGAGATTACTCATACGGCTTAACCCCTTTGCGGTGTGAGATGAGCGTCTGAATGTAATCGGCAAAACCTCCTTCTTCTAGGTTACATTCAATGGGAAACGAGAAGACTATAGCGGTGACGCCTATAGTCCACACCACCCTTTTATATTATGGAGTAACGTGTAATGAATGATGATTTCCTCTGGGTTGAAAAATACCGTCCAACTACTGTCAATGATTGTATCCTTGATAAGTCCCTAAAGAAAACCTTCAACGCCATGATCAAAACTGGCGAAATCCCTAACATGATGTTCACTGGCTCAGCTGGTGTTGGTAAGACTACTGTAGCCCGTGCGCTATGTAACGAGCTAGAGCTTGACCACATCGTAGTTAACGGATCGGAAGACGGTAATATCGACACCCTCCGTGGTAAGATTAAACAATTCGCATCAACCGTATCCCTTCAAGGTGGCTATAAAGTCGTTATCTTGGACGAAGCGGACTACCTAAACCCCCAATCAACCCAACCAGCCTTACGTGGATTCATTGAAGAATTCTCTAACAACTGTCGGTTCATCCTAACCTGTAACTTTAAAAACCGCATCATCGAACCTCTCC